AATGATCCATCTTGGATTCCATTTTCAATTGGCTCCATCTTAAACTCAACTTTATTTTGATCTGTATCTCCAGGAAGGGGGATATAGAGTGTTCTATGAGATTGAGATTTTAGCCCTGTCTGCAAAAACCTAAACATCTTATCTTCTGCATCTGAAGAAAGTTTTGCTCCTTTTAATGTAATAATATATCTTGGGACCGCTTTATTTTCAAAATAATCAATATTGTATTGTGAAGCCAATTGGTCTCCAACAAGAGATGGTAGAGCAGATACAATATCTGGAATTCCATAATATGTATTTAGTGGAGAGTATGATTTTATGTGAATAATTTCATTGGGTCTATTATCTGCTGAAACTGGGTTTGGATTATTTGCTCCAAAATTTCTAAAGTAAACTACGACTTGACCAATAATTTGAAGATACCCATCATTTAACCTTCTAACACGGACTGTTGTTGAAGGTATATGTCCTACGTAACCAATTTCTCCATTAATGGTTCTTCCTATTTCAATAAAACCATTTCCTGTTGATTCAAGATCTGTGTAAACTTTTTCCATAATTTTTGTAAAACTATCATCATCATTAAGACTTTCTAGCCAATCACGTAATTCAATTTTTGCTCTTTCAATTCTTTTCTTTGCTCTATCTGTTGCTGCCTGATCTTCAGATGTTTCTAATCTTAATGCAGTTCTATCTGCAATATTAAACTTATAACCAAGTCCAACAATATTTTCTACTTTTGCATCAATAGCAGCATGATTTGCAAAAGATGTATCATAAAAATTTGCTAATTCGTAAAGGTTATATGGTGGTGTAATAACATCAAATAGGCCATATCCATTTCTATAAACTGTTCCAGGATTTAAAGCCTTTGATGAAGCATCTTCTATTCCAGAAGGATCTGCATTTGCTGAATCAAGATATTCTTGTGTTGGAATAACAGATTTGTTAACCTGTCTTGCAATTCTTCTTTTAAAGTTTTGATTTATTCCAGAATAATCTTTTAAATATTCCCAAGACTTATTAAATGGATCTTGCTCTTGAAAAACATTATCTTCTTTAGATTGAGTATTTAAACTTGCTGGAATATAGGTAAACTCTTCATCATCATTCATCAAAAGCACCCTTTCCATATGTGTTTAAAGTTTGTTGTGCTGCGTCCCATGCTCCAAGGTCATTCATTGATGGAATTAATCCTTGCATCATTCTATCTTTTTGTTCTGAGTATTCTTCTTCTGATACTCTTGTTAAACCTGGAATAAAATGAACAGTACCCTGACCATCATCGCCAAAAGAAATTGCAGCCTTTTTTAGTTCTGATATTTTTGATATATCACCTTTATTAGAAGGTATGTTTAAAACTGAACCATTTCCATCTGTATACCATTTACCATTTGATTTCTTATACACATACAACCCCCAGTCATAGTGCTTATCAATGACCTGACGACGTACATTATTTACAATTGGCTTACCAGTTTTTTGGTTTATTAAAGAATCCATAACCATAAGTATACCAGATTAGACTGGCGACCCTACAGATATTGACCATGTTGTATCTTTATATATCTTTAACTTGTCAGCATCAAACATAATACCTTCTTGATCATCTATAATTATCTTATTTGTTCCCATATAGTTTGAGTAGGCTTCCTGTGCATTTACACCATATAACGCTGATGCAGAGATAACCAAAACACCATCCCAAGTATAGTTATTTCTCCAAAAAGACCATTGTCTTTGTGTAATTCCTTCTTGCTTAACTTTTTGCCATGGTCTGGTTATCTTGCTTTGAACCTGTTGAAGATTATTTGCTTGATAGTATGAAATATTATTAAATAGTGCTGGACTATTTAGGTCAATAGATCCTCTAAATAGGTCAAAGTTTAGTTCTGACCCAAAATTTATACCTAAGACAACCCACTCTTTAATGGTTATTACAGGTTCTCTTGATAGTGTTCCATTAATAAAGTAAGAAAGTCCTTGAAAATCTAGTCCAGTACTTTTATTTTTTGCATAAATTTTTGCTCTTTTGCCAGTTGTGTCGTTTGAAACAATATAAAAAATAATAGTATCTGCTTTGTATTTTAATTCAAATAGTGGTATTGGTATTGATGGGAAAGATTGTTGGTCATACCTTATCCAAGATTGCATTGCACTTACCCTATAATTTTCTGCAAGTGATTGATTTATTGGCATAGATATTCCACGATCAAAATTAGAATCAAAATCTCCACGAACTTGTATTCCAGATGTTTTATTTATGTATAAATATGGAGTACTTCCTTTATAAATGCTAAATGGGTTTTTTGATTTATAGTCATAATAAATTCCAGATCTTTTATATGGAAAAATATCTGTTCCAAACTTAGTTCCTACTGGATTAAAAGAGTTATCATTAAGTGCTTGCGATGCAATCTCTAATTTTCTTAATAAAATTGGTTTAGTCAATATTCCACGAATATTAAACTCTAAATGATAAACAATTGCAATATCATTAAAGTCAACATCTTTTCTTGGATAAATAATAGTATTATCAACAACCTCAAATCTGGTAGTTGACCATGAAGAATACTCAGAAACATCAACAACTCCGTTTTCTTTTGCAGTTACTGTATTGTTAAAATTATTTTGCAATAAGTTTGCTCCATCTAAAATATATTGAAAAGTAACATAACTTTTAACTGATGCATTTGCCGTATTATATTCGTAATACTTTAATGCCTTTTGCTTAACATCTTCATAGTTTTTCCAACCAGTTAGAAGTGTGTTATCTAATTGGCTATATGTTTTTTGAACTGGGTAAGCGTAGTCATTCTTTAATTCTCCGTAAGTCCAAGATCCTGTAGATTCTGACTCCAGCATTATAGAGTTTGTTGGGTATCCAATATTAAATTGTAAAAAGTCTAAATCATAAAATGAATTTCCTATATCATTTTGTACATATTTAGCAAAATAAGATAAAGGTAAATAGTCTTCCCAATATCCAGAAACACCTATATCTAAGAATAATTTTTGATATGCATATGTTGGCAATAAGGTATAACTGGCTGTATGTTGTAAAAGTTCTGCACCAGAGGATAGACTTACAATTCCATTTTGATTAAAGTTTTCTTGTATATTTATTAAATTTAAAGATGTTGAGAAGCCAATAGAATAGATGTAGCCTTTAAAAGTTTTATTTGAAGTATTGTCTCCTCCAACATACAAACTTAATGAATTCTGATTTCCAAAGAATGTTGCTATATTTCCACCAAAGGTATTAACAAGGCTTTGAATGTTAAATCCTGCAGAAAAAATCTCACCAACATTAATATTTTGAACCCTATATATTTCTTCTGTCACTCCAGAATATGTTAAAGAATATACAACATCTAGTCCATCAACATTGACGGTAAAGGTGTTTTCATTTGTTGTGCCATAAACTTTAAATAAAACTTCCTCATCTTGATCTGTTCCACTGCCTTCTTCGTTTATTTGAAAAACGCCATAAATAGATGCAACTTGAGAATTTAAAATATTAAAATTAGAAAAGTTTATATATGCTCCTTGACTATCCCAGGAGTTGTCTGAATTTAGACATATAAATCTTTCTTGTGTTCCAAGATCTCCGCTTGTTATATTGTCATATAGATCGCTAGAGTCATCATATAAATTTTGAATTGTTTTTGTGCCTGTAAAAATTGTTGGAAGAGAGTACTGTGGTGTCGTTAATGATTTTGCAGTTGTGGTTAAATTATCAAAACTTCCCTGTTGCCATTCAGCAAAATTTGGGTAACTATAGTTTGCCGTATAGTTAGCAAAAGAATAGTCAATAACGGCAGATGTTCCACTATATGCTGCATCAATATCTTCTGATGATCCAACTCCTTGTCCATATACATATCGTCTTTTTGCAACAATGTCTGGTACTTGATATGAATAAATTGCAACACAGTCAATATCTATTGTATTTACATCTTCATAACAATAAAATCCTATCCAGTCTTTATCATTTGATTGTGGAAGTTCAATCTGATTTGTTAAAAATTCTAAAGATATTACCTGTTCTCCATTAATTAAAACTGTTGCATTATTTTCAATAACCCTTAAGTGAATTATCATTGGCCTAAACCATTCACCAACAAAATGTGAACTAAAGTTTCCGTTAATTAAAAGAGTTAAAAATCCTCCTTCAACGTATAAACCATTGTTGCTTCCTATTGGTCCAAATATTTTTTTTGGCTCAAAAGTATCTGAGTTTATTCTTGCCCAAAATTCAACAGTATAATCGTTGTATCTTCCATTTTCATGCAAAAATCCTTTTCCTGGAAAAATTATTGAGGGATTATTGTTTATGTTTGGTGTTAGTTTTGTAACATTTGATGCACCAAAAACTAATGGTATTCCAGTATTTTTTGCAACAAGTGCTTTATCTTTTACAAGATAGTATGCAGTATCAGAAGAAATACCGTAGGCTGATGCTTTTACAACTTTGCTTGTAGTATTTAAATCAATATTGTTAGGAAAATCTATAGGGGATATACCAAGTGAAGTTGAATTAAATTCTTCAGACCATTGTCCAACTGATATTCCATTAAAATAAAAATTATAATCATTTTCAGATAGTCCGCCAGTATTTGTAACAATTTTTAATAATATTCTAAACTCTGTATTTTCATTTGGTATGTCAAAAGTTCCAGAAATAAATCCCCAAGATTGATACATTGTTGTTTCAAAATCATTAAATACCCTAATTGTTTCAGATGTTGTAGTATCTACATACTCAAAACCAATAGAGACTGATTGTAAATATAAACTGTCTGAATAAAAATATGTTCCTATGCAAAATGTTTCAAGGCTTTGATCAAGATTAAAAAAATTTGAAAGGTATGGACTCCAAGCAATTGTTTCATGATTATCTTGTGTTGGAACATTTGAATATAAAATTGTTGTTGTGCTATTTGGAAAAGGTACCCCATGTGGTGGATTTGTTCCTGGGCTTGAACCACCACCTATGCCATCCCAGACAGATCCTATATTTCTTTGCTCTTCTGTAATTAAACTAATATAGTCTAATTTATCATCTAGTGCCCAAAGAACTAGTGGGTGTTCACTAAAAATCTTTTCTGCATATAAATTAGATGGATTAGACATTACTCTCCTATAACCTTATTATAGC